GATGAAGGACCGCCTTCCGGCGCTCCCGATTCTTCGATCCCTTGAAGGCGACCTTCGTTTCCTACGTTCCGTAGGTGACGAATTCCTGAACGTTACGTTCGGGTGGCTTCCCCTTGTTAGTGATCTCAGAAAACATTCTGAGGCCATTAAACACGCAAACACTGTCCTTAGACAGTTTGAGCGTGACTCGGGTAAGCAGGTCAGACGTCAATACTATTTCGATACAGTGCGGTCAACGGACTCAAACATCCACGCAACGAATGTACCCCCATGGACTGCGGGGTCTTCAACGTGGATGGCTGATGTCCTAGGCCGCGGGACTGTGTATCGCACCGTGGAGACGGAGCGGTCACGTTGGTTTTCCGGAGCTTTTACTTACCACCTTCCGACCGGATATGACTCCCGGTCGAAAATGGCAAGGAACGCTCTGGAAGCCGAGAAACTTCTCGGCACCAATTTGACCCCAGAAACACTCTGGGAACTCACTCCCTGGAGCTGGGCCATTGACTGGTTCACGAACGCCCAAGATGTTCTATCGAATATCTCGGATCGTGTCCAGTTCGGTCTGGTTATGAAGTATGGGTACATCATGGAAACATCCATGATTAAACATACCTATACTTACGTTCCAACGACGGATATTAAGCCGCCGTTTGACGTACCTTCTCTCGTCGTTACATCAGTAACGAAGAAAAGAAGGCAAGCTAACCCCTTTGGTTTTGGTGTCACCTGGGAGGGTTTGTCTCCCCTCCAGGTTGCCATTGCTGGAGCCCTTGGACTTTCCAAGGGAGCCTAGCTTGTGCGTAAGCACTAGCGTCAACCAAAACAATCGGCAATTTGTTGCCGAAGAACAGGAGCAATGCTCATGTCATTGACCGACCCTGCCCCAATCACCCACAACGCGATCGCGCTGACTCTGCCCCGCATTTCTGTGGGACAGAATAACAGCAAGTATCACGTTGATACGGGTGGTGCGGCTGGTCTATTCGACCTGACCGCTTCACACGCCTATGGTAGGCGCACGAGGCGCTCGGTTCGTCTGGATCAAAGCAAGTTCTCTGCAGATCCGCTTACTACCGGGGTTAATATCCCCGTTAGTGCCTCCGCGTATGTCGTAATTGACGTACCGAAGGTTGGATTCACCGCTACGGAGCAGCTGAACCTTTACAAGGCTCTGTCTGACTACCTCGCGGCGAGTTCTTATGCCGTGGTCAACAAGTTGATCAACGGCGAGAACTAGAGAACATGCTGGACGACAATGGCGTACCGAAGTGGGCAAATTCTGCCTCTTTTCGGTTCGTTACCTATTTACTGGTAACGGTACAGGTCATCTTGATGGTGATCTGTTCCATTTTCGTCCTCTGGCTTTCTTCTAAAATCGATTGCTATCTCTAGAATCGCTTAGAATGAGTCAGTGATCCCGATGGCATTGGGCTAAGGAAAAGACACCTCTATTTAAGGAGGGCTTTTGAAAAGCCTAATGTTGCTCTGGAAAAAGATCGCCGAAGATTCGGCGATATGGTGTAGCACTAGCGCCACTCAAGACATAAAATATGTCGAGAGTCGGTTCGAACACGAGGGGTTCTCGTTTTTAACGATTACCCTACCCGCCTTCGGAAAAGACTTCGAAAAAAGTCTTGACCGCGGGTGTGTTGATCGCAACCTTTTCCAGGGTTTTACCTGGCAAGGCAGGTCTCCCTTATTCCTTAAGGGTTTCCTCGATCGTGTGTTCGACCGGTCTAGTGGTGAGCTACTGGATTGTCCAGAAGTCGGTGCAATCCTTTCAATTCGTCAGTTAACACTGATGTTTGGAAAGGTGCTTTTGCCTACTAGCAATAGTAGGTTCAAGGCAGCGATGACTGGATATATCCAGTGTGAAC